AAAAAAAAAAACAAAAAAATAAAAACGAAAAACGAAAAACAAAAAACAAAAAACGAAAAACAAAAATCAAAAAACGAAAAACGAATAAATGCTATATTTCATTATAAAAATTTTTATATTGAAATATAGAATTTATTCGTTTTTCGTTTTTCGTTTTTCGTTTTTCGTTTTTCGTTTTTCGTTTTTGTTTTTTGTTTTTTGTTTTTCGTTTTTGTTTTGGATTTCTTTTTAGATTTTCCACCAAATTTGCTTTTTTTATTTTCTATATTGCTATTATCTGGTGAACGCTTTCTCTTTACAGATTGTTGTGGTGATGTTTCTAGGGATGCAACATCATCAACATATTTTATTAAATTGCTTGATGCAGTTTGAATATTTTTTTCTTGTAACTTTATTTCTGTTTCTAATTCTAATTCTAATTCTGCTTTTTTCTTTGTTGATTCTTCATTATCCATTGTCTGTTTTTCTTCTCGTAACAAAACCAATGCTTCTTTTGATGCGTATTTTTTAATTCTAGATAAGCAATAAAATGCATAATAATAAATAGCATCTCCATTATGACAGTTTTGTTTAAAAAATTCGAATTCCTTATTTACAGGTTCTAATAGTTCTGTTATAACACTAACCAAATTATCAAATATAGAAATAGCATTCGTTCCTCGATAACAATCACTTCTCTTTTGTTGAATTTTTTTTTGTAAATTTATACATTTTTCTTTATCAACAATAAATTTCTGTGAAAGTTTATCATATTTAAATAGTACTAATCCACCTTTTGCACCATTACAATTAGCATGAGCCCATCGATAATTACTTTCTGTTACCTTTTTCAGAAGTTCACTGTTAGATTCGGAAAATCTTTTTCTAAAAATTGACTTTGTTGTTATAATGCCATTAAACATTATTGCATGAACAACAGGAAATATATGTTCACATGCTTTTTTTTCACCATCCTTTATTACACAACCACATAACCAACATAGTGTTTTGCCTGCAGTAAATTCTATGTGTGCACTTTTACATTGTTTATCAGCGGAAACCGGTTCAATATGTTTTCTTAAAGATTTATCTAATCTATCAAATATTTCTTCACTAATTTGACTTGGGCGAGAAAATAATTTTGATGGTGTTACATTACATAAATTATAAACATCAGTTTTTAAAACTTTCAATGCAGAATTTTCAAATCTACATACACCATTTTCATCGCATACCATGTCTTCTATCATTTTTTTGCATTCTTCAACATCCATTATATATTACTTATATATTATATTGAGTTATATCTTATTTTATGTAAGAGAAGATTCAATTTCGTATATATAATAGTGATTATAAACGGTTAAATATTATATCCCGAAAATTCCTTCGTAATATTCCTCCTTTTTCATATATTCCGCTTTTAAAAGCGGATTCAAATCGCAATATTCCTTTATTTTCTTTGCAATATTCGGCGCGAATTCGTCGTCCATGGCATTCGATAAATACCATAATTCTAAAATATGCATATATGTCCCATAGTCAATATCTACATGATACTCTTGGAATGAACGTATAAGTTCTCTCGCACATCGGTCCGCCTCTTTATAATATCCCATATGGTAATATTTCTTTAAAATGAGTTCGTAAATATAATTTAGATTCCGCGTGGGGGTTATCCAATTATTTACTATTTGACCATAATCGCCATAGGACCGTTCGATATCATCATAGAATTCATCGAGAACTTCTAGGAAGAACATTTCTTCTGCGTGACCATATCCCGCTATAGTGGTTTCCATGAAAATTTCTTGTAATCGTTTTATAATCTTTTCGCCTACCTCTTTTCCGAAAGTGAAGAAACAACCGGCCATTACCCATCTATATTGTTCATACATTTCCCTCTTTTTCTCCGGCTTCTTGAACGATTTATCGAGAACATTAATCACCTGAAGTTTGAATTTATCATACGGGGTTTTATCTATCGCATTGAGCAATAAATGTGGTCTATAATCCTCGCATATTTTTATATTCGCTGGATTGGACATTTTCAAATTCCCGTCTATCCAACCAAATCTCTCGTGTCCAAAAGGATTCATTTTCATCACCTCCATTAGAAGAAAAAATTTGGCACAGCAAATTAAATGGGATTCTGTACATGTTCTCGAATCCCTTGTAGGCCAATAATTATCGCGATTTATTCGAACTGTCTTTGTATATGGCGCTACTTCTAATTCCTCATAACATTTTTTTATGAAAAGGGTCATTCCCCCTAATCCGAATTGGGTCCTACGTTCTTTCAATATAGGAATAGTGGTAGAATCTCCATATATGACTAGGTAGCAAGGTAATCGGAGTAGAATATCGAATGATTCTATATTATCGAGGAGAGACCTACCATTCGGATTAAACCGTGTTAGATTAAAACAGGATGTTACCATAGTAACAGAAGGAGGTATCATATTTTATATATATATATGTCATATAGAATATCTTTTATATTTGTTTTACCTATTCTCCCATGCCGTTTTCTTTTTCGATCCCGTTTTCTTTTTCGATCCCGTTTTCTTTTTTATGAGAACCTATCATGGATTCAAGGGATTGAATACGGGCATCAAGCACTTCGGATTGATTCTTATATTTATTTAATTCGGCGTTAAGTTCTCGAATTTGCGATAAAAGAGTGTCATATAGATTATTTTCCGTTGATTCGAATGTGACTTTCTTCTGGGGGGGTAGAGAAATGGATTCTATATTTTGTATATCTTCTCCTATAGAGATTTTTCGAGAACCTAACAAACCTGTATGAGAGGGCGCGAGTCCCATCGAAGGGGGGGCGACTCCTACCGGCGGTAATGGCGAATAATTCGCAATATCAAGTTCTCGCTGTTTAATCTGCTGTTGGATTAATTCATCCATATTCTGTATGACCCCGTCCTCTAGTTTTTCGGAGAACTTGATATCCGGAACTGCCGGTTTTTGTAACATAGATTCATATTCTTTCTGCCGACTAGTAAATTTATCCGCGAATTCGTCTTTATTTGCATTCGACCGAGAATAAATCGTGGTAGGTTCTCGATATTCATTTCCTATAGGAATGGTTTGGGTATTCGACTGGGGGGGAGTGGGTTGCGGTGGTTGCGGTGGTTGCGGTGGTAGCGAAGGAGCCTCCGCCTTCAATTCCGAAACCATATAGGCAATCGTATCGCGATTTACTCTGGCAAGGGCTTCTTGATTCGCAATTGTCGGGTTTCTTATACTAAACGATTTTACGACCTCTTGGAACCAGCGTTCTCGATAACCCGGTGCATATGCACGGAAATAATTATCAATGAGGGGGGTTTTATGTATTGTCCGCCATAATAGTTCTTGGTTCTCGGATTTTAAATAAAGAGACATAATAGAATATAAAAATAATCTTTATATTCTATCTATTAGACAGAAGAAAATGGACGAGAGCCTTTCTACGAAAATTCGTTTCGAAAAAATCTACTCGCAATATTTGGATTGTTTGAAAAATTTCTCCGAACTAGAAATAAAAAAAGGGGCAAAACCAGAATGCGTAGATGTTATACGTAATTATCATCGACTATTAGAAAAAAACGGTACTTTCCTACAAAACTGGATGGTAGACGACGACGACGATAAAACGTCAAAAAGATAATGCGAATAAATATAAAAACATGTCATATAATATAATATAATATTCTACTATATGACACTACCTATTTTTATTGTGATTGGTGGGCTAGGTACAAATTGCCTTTATATGGAATCGTTTATCAATGCGATGTATAAAGAAATAATATATGAATCTTATATCATAAATCATACATTGAGTCATAAAAATACGATTGAAACCGAAATAGAAATGCTGATATGTGATTTACCGAAAGATTGCGAATTTATTATTATAGGATTCTCCGAAGGATGCCCCATGGCACTTATGCTATCTAGTCATATAAAAACATTGAAAATATTTTTAATCAATCCCGTTGATAATCTTTTCCCTATTGGAATAACGGATGCACTATTGATGGAAGCCGTAGTTGAGGGGTCGGATGAGGGGTCGGATGAGGGGTCGGATGAGGGGTCGGATGAGGGTTCAGAAAAGAAATCAGACGAGGGATTGGAACCAGATTCAATATATTATTTATCAAATATAAATAGTTTATCGCGGGATTTTTTGAATATATATAACGGCTCTATCGAATATCCTACCATATGCGAGTCCCCAAATGCATTAGAAATTTTAATTGAAGATTTCTATTCTTTTTATCGTTCTATAACTACGTATAATTATTGGATTTTATTATTATGGACAATAGAAATTCTATGGAATATCACGAATATATTTACGAGCCTAGTGTCGGAGAAAATATATTATACATTATACGGAAAATTCCAAATAGAGTATACAGATAGATTAGTTCTCAATAAACCATTCGATAATATTACGATGACTATTCGTGAGTTTGTCTTGAAACCGAATCTATATGACCTCATAGAAGAATGCCCTTGTCCTATAGATATTATTGTGGGCGAAAAGGATTTACATCGCGATTCTACGAGTGAATTGTTTCGAAAAATAAGAGAAAAGAGAATAGAAGGAGAAGATAAGAATAATAACGTGAATATTTCCTATGTGATGGGTGGGCACCATATTTTATATCATCATCCTAAAAAAATGGCAGAAATCGTTATCGATACTTTACGTTAATTCTAATTTATCTTTTACCTTTTTTATTAGGTCGTCTTTTTCTGTTATAAAGGGGGGGATTTTTTTTGTTAAATTTTTCAATACCATGGCATAATCATTATCTTTTAGTGCATCATTTATTTGTTCTTTGAATTTAATTAATTCATTTAATTCTTCATTTTTAATATCTTTAAAACCAACTTTAAAAACAAGTATAGGAGGAGAAGCAGAAGCAGAAGCAGTAGTAGCACTAGTAGCAGCAGCACTAGTAGTAGTAGTAGCAGCAGCACTAGTAGTAGCAGCAGAAGACTGTTTAACATTATCTGTTAATATATTAATATTTAAAATTTCTGTGCCTTTATATTCAGTGTTGTATTGTTTTATAAAATCTTCCAATACATCCGTTATTTCTTGCTGTTTTTCTTTCATATATTTGACTGCAGTCGCATTTTGGGGAGATTGGTCTATAGTTTTTATTTTTTCTTCAAATACGGGTTCTCTTTTCACTGGACCTTCACGACCTTGTAATAATTGCGCAATAAAATCTTCCGCGTCTCTCATATTTTTTTTTGCGATGGTACCGAATGAAGTATTTGGTCTAGATGTAACTAAAGCAACATTACCGAATTCGTGTTTTTTTTCGACTTTACCCTTTTTACCAAAAGATTTACTTTCGGATGGAAAATATAAAAATCGATATAATGTATCATCCGTAGCACCTTCAATGTCGTCTAATATTTTTTTTGACTTTGCAACAGGGTCTTTCTCGAATGATTTATAAAACGCATTTAATAATCCTGCATTTGTATCCGTTTGTTCTAGCACTTTTATGGCTGTGTTTAATGCTTCTTCGAATAATTTTTTTTGTATTTCATTTGTAGCATCCTTTTCACGAACACGATTTAAAAGATTATCATATTCATCTTCGGCAGCTTTTAAATTATTTTGGGCAGCTTTTAAATTATTTTGGGCAGTAGTTAATTTATTTTGGGCAGTAGTTAATTTATTTTGGGCAGTAGTTAATTTATTTTGGGCAGTAGTTAATTTAGCCATGGCATGAATAAAATTTTTATTGGCAGTAGTTAATTTATTTTGGGCATCTTTTAAATTTTTATTGGCAGCTTTTAAATTTTTTTCGGCAGCAGTTAAATTATCATCGGCAGCATTAACTTCTTCATTAGCAGCATTAACTTTTTCATTGGCAGCAGCATCATCATCAGCAGCATTAACTTCTTCATTAGCAGCATTAACTTTTTCATTATCAGCAGTTAAATTATCATCGGCAGCAGTTAAATTATTATCGGCAGTATTAACTTTTTCATTAGCAGTATTAACTTCTAATTTTGAAGCAGTTAAATTATTATCGGCAGCATTAACTTCTTCATTAGCAGCATTAACTCCTTCTTCTGCAGCATTAACTCCTTCTTCTGCAGCATTAACTCCTTCTTCTGCAGCATTAACTCCTTCTTTTGCAGCATCATCTTTTTCTTTTGCATCATCCACTTTTTTTTGTGCATCATCCACTTTTTTTTTTGCAGCATCAATATCAGTTTTAATAGAACCTTGTGCATGTTGACTATTTAATTTTTCCAACAATTTTTCCAACAATTTTTTAAATAATTCGTTATTATTTATATTTTCGACGGTATATATTGTACCCCCGCGTTTTTTCGTTTTCCGATTTATTTTCTTTTTTCCACCTTTTCTACTTTTTCTCTTATCTTTCCTTTTTTTATATGTATTCATCTATATTAAATACATATAAAAATCATATATTGAAATATAAATCACGATAGTCCCAAACCATTTTATCCGGAATACGTTTTCTCTTAAATAATTCTATCCGTTTTTGCATACTCATATTCTTTTTAAATTCCGTATTACCCGTCAACATCGTGATAATAAAAAACAACGAATACATACCACACTCATTATTCCCATATTGATGTTGAAACGAACCATTATCATATACATTGAAATTTATACCTATTTGACTACCTTGGATCACCACACGGTCTATAAGCGCCTGTACTTCGCCCGGTATGCCGCCCGCTGCACTATCAAAGAAAAAAATGGTTTTGGCACCAATATCTATAAATAGCGAAACCCAGTGTGACCCACCTTGGTCATGTCTATCTAAATTAAATACAATCCCGAATTTCGTTTTCCCCCTTTTCTTCTGTTCTGCTAAAGAAAACGTACATAGTTCGACTTCTACACATCTTCCACCCAAATCTCTCGCCTTTGTATCGAAATCAATGGTCGTTGGTCCTATAAATTCGAATTCGGGATAGGTCTCTTCGTATTGTCTCGCGACATTGAAAATATCGTAATTCGATAGCCATTCATTCGGATTCTTTGCCCACTCCTTCGGCTGTTCTGGTGCGAAAATATGTTCTTTAATCTTCGCTCTTAAACCTTCATCTTTCAATTGAGTAAGCCAACAATCTTCTTTGGGACACATAGTGAGTCTTTCGTGTAATTTCTGCCATATTTGACGGGGGTCCGTATCTAGAATGGCTTCTGTGCCAGTATGGTCTTTATTATATGCATGTTTGATTTGAACGAGGATTTCGGGAGTAAAACAGGTGGACTTTATTGCGGTCTTACCCTTTACTGCTGGACTACAATTCATAGGTTTGAATTTGGGGTTCCGACAGGTCTTTTTATGACGTATTTTTTTACCCTTTTGTTTCCTATTCCTATATTTTTGGGTATATGCATTTATAGACATTGCTATTATATGACTAGGATTTTTATGATTCATGTTTTTTTAATACAGGATTTCCCCCAATAAGATTTCATAAATTCTTGGACTTTATTATCACTAAATTCTTCGTCCTCGTCTTCCTCGTCTTCCTCGTCTTCATCGCCTTCTTCTTCATGCTCTTCTAAAGAATCAACCGCATCCTCTTCGTCAGGGCCATCCATTTGCCACCCCTTCTTATTCTTTTTCTCCGTGGCTATCTTCATATCCTCTTCTTCAAAATGCCGAATAAATTGCCGTGTAATAATCGGAAGCAATTCTTCGAGTTCATGATTCAGTGTATCACCCCCCCTATTGTCATATAGATAATATTTCATTTCATCTAAAATACGCGAAGCATATTTCCCCCTTTTTACCTTCAATTCTTCGGTTTCTTTGAATTTCTTGGGGTCGATTTTATCTAAATATTTACGATACTGGCGGCGATTCGTCAATAATTCGAGGGAAAGTTTATCCATCGATTCCATATAAATGTTATGATGTAGTGTCATATAAAAATATTTCTATATGACCTTTCTCCCTTATTTCGCTTTTTTCGTTTTTCTCGCCTCTTTTTCCGCGGCTTTTCTCGCTTTCTCCGCCTCTTTCTCCGCGTCTTTTCTGGCTTTCTCCGCCTCTTTTCTCGCATCTTTTCTGACTTTCTCCGCGTCTTTTCTGGCTTTCTCCGCGTCTTTCCTTTCTTCGGCCTCGCGCTTTTTGGTCTGGCGGTTGATTTCCCTTTCCCTTTCTTTTACCTTTTTATCTTGTTCTCGCTTTTCCCTTTTCGCATTTTGGGTTTCCTCTTTTTTCCTCGCCTCTTCCTCCATTTCTGCTACACTTCCTTCCAATTGTTCGGTAATCCTATTTTCATATATTTCTATTAGATTCTGGATCGTATCGTCCGAGAACTGGAGTTTGCCCTTGGCCCTCAATTCGTCGTTTATCTTACGTTTGACCGTTTCAATCTTTTTCCTCTCTTTTTTCTCTATTTGATATCGGGTCTTTATGGTCTTTTTCAATTCGGCGACCCTCTTTTTTTTACCTTGTTCTGCCCCTTTTATTTCCTCCTTCAGGTTCTCGATTGATTTGCGATTCTTCTTCGTCTGTTCGCGATTGGTAGTCTTGAATATGCGTTCTTCGTCGCGAATGGTTATCCGGATGACGTTGCGTTCTAGGTCAGATAGTTCACTATTTGACAGTAGTTTACGCATATACGCGATTCTTAAGCGGTAAGCATCGACCATGGTTTTCAGCGAGTTCTCCATTTCTTTGATTCGGATTTGATAGTCCTTGATTTCTCCGTCTAATCGTTCGATTTCGGCGTCTTCTTTTATATGTTCGTCGAATTCTTCGCTTGTGCGAATTTTGGTAGAACAGACTTGTCTTAAAGTATAATAGGCACCCTCTTTATATTTCTCGAATGCAGTCGGATTCTTCTCTATTCTGGATTTCATCCTGTTCAAATGGTCGCTTTTCGTCGTATTCAGCCGCTTATATTCCGAGCGGATTTTAGCGACTTGGTCCTTGATTGTTTTCATATAGGTCTTGGCTTCGGCGACTAGGTCTTTAATATTACGCTTGACGATTTTTTCGCATATCTTCTTATCTTCAACATTAGCACATCGTGCTAATAAATTCGAGAACTTGGAAGCATTGATGCCCTTCAAATCGCCCTCCAATTTTTTCGAGGTCTTTTCTAATTCCTCTTTTTTATCCGCGATGGACTGCATAGAGGATTCGCGTAGGGCAATGGCGTCGTAATCCATCACCGTCTTCTTCTGTGCGTCAGATATAATTGGTACATTTACGTGATGTATAATGGGTTGGGAGAATTGTCTGGCGTCTTTTTCCCTATTCAAATAACTTATATGACCCGCTATCTCGTCTAGGTACTTCTCGCGTCCTCGTGCCGTGAATTCGCCCCTTGCATCTAAATAGTCGTCGGAGAATTCTTCGAATGACGAGGGCATCTGTTCTTCTAATGGTTTACATAGATTGACCAATTGAACTATTTCTATAGGACTCTCGGTAATAGGTGTGGCGGTCATGAGAAGAAGCCTCGCGGAATCCTCGCCGGAAATGGCGTATGACCGCATAAGCGCATCGTGTAGTGCGACCATATCAGGCCGTTCGATAGAGGAAAGGTCCCCGCCGCCATATAGTTTATGTGCCTCGTCGATAATAAGGAGAGTCTTCCTTAAGGGGTCTTCTTCGCCGTTTTCTTTGACTAGCCGTTTATAATAGTCGTTTTGTTTAGAGACTAGATTACTGAATTGTTTATAGGATATGGGTCTTATACGCCAAGAATGTGATAATAAACGCATCTGTTTATTCTGTTCTTCTGGGAACGCGCCCCCCGAGCGGTCGATTTCGAGAACCTTCTTTCGTATGTTCTCATTGCAAACTTGGGAGAACATATTCTTCCATATATCGTTTTTCAGGGTAGTACGAGTGACCCATAGAATGGTATATCCTTGGGCCTCAAAAGAGGAGGAGGCAGCCGCAATCGCACTACATGTTTTACCCGTTCCTACGGAGTGCCATAGAAGCATACCCTTGACTGGTGCGGTAGGGGTGAAATAGTGTCTTATAAAATCTTGTGTGGGGGTATAATCAATGAGCTCGGGTTTCTTCCCCCCGACCTTTGTTTGAGAACTTGTATTTTCGTTACCACCCTTGGTGTCTTTGGGAATACACTGGTTCTCCATTTTCACTTCATCCCATGTGAATTGGCGGAATTCACTATCGATATATGCGCGCATGGCATCGTGTCCCATAATGACTTTACCCATTTTGGGTAGAGGGGGTATTCCGGGATATCTACGTAGAATATTTTCTATAGGACTATTTTGATTCGATTGTGGTTCTGATTTCTTTTGCCTTTTACGGGTGGTACGCTTTTGTGTTGATGGAACCAAAGGTTCTCGAGAACTTGGTAAAATGGCGGCATTAGAGGATTGTTTTCCACTAGAAGAAATAGAAGAAATAGAATCTATATGACCTTGTGATTGTTTTTCTTCGGATTCATTAGAACTCATTTCTGGAATTATGTCATATATGGTTGCATCCCCCTTTCTCTTTTTATATCCTTCTTTTACTTTACGTAAATCTAAAAATTTTATATTTTGCGTAGCATCTTGTATTTTTTTAATAGTATTGGGGGATAGCTTTTCTTGGTTTTTCTTGGTTCTCCTTTTTGCGCCTCCTGCCGATTTTTCTAATTTTTTTAATTCTTCTAATTTTTTTAATTTTTCTAATTTTAATTTTTCTATCATAATTATTTGGCCTTTTATAATATCATAATCATCATTATAATTATGATCATTAATATTATTTAATTCTTGATTTAAGTCTATTAGTTTTTCTTCTAATTCGGAAATATTTTTTTCTAATTTGGAAATATCTAGTCTAATTTCGGTTTTATTATCTATTGGAACCACAGAATATTTTTTTTTTGACCTTGAAAATGGTGGCCAACCTATTTTAGTTCCGCCGAATACCTCCTCGTTTGACCCCTCTTCTATGTCCTGTTCAATAGAAAAATGGTGGATATTTTTATTCAAATCGTAATCCACCGACCCCAGAACTGTCAGCTGTTCTATATCATACCCGAAATTTAGCAACCGCACATCCACATTGAGTGCCTTCATATAGAGTTCGAGCGTAGATTTCGCACCCAAAAACGCCCCCCTATATTCCTCGGGAATCGAAAGGTCATATATGAATACGTGCAAAGGCCAGCCATACCGAGGATGAAAATCCAACCCTTTTTGACCACATGTTCTCGTACCACGCCCAATCACCTGCTTCTGGTCCGCCGCATTTACAGAGGGTTCGAAAATATGGATATATTTGATGTCAAATAGATCTATTCCCTCTTTGAACCCACTATCCATCACAATGATACGGGCTAAATCGCCATATACATTGGTAGGACGTTCATTGAATTTAGCCAGAATCGATTTTTTCATACGTACACTTATGGGCTTTTCATATACACTTGTGGATGCCAATAGATAAAAATTGTTACCGCGAGTATTTAGAAGTGTGGCATCGTCTAATAATTCTATAGGACCAAATTCTTTACGGTCTTTAGAGCGTTTAGGGGAACCTTCTGACCCTTCCTCTTCCTCTTCCTCTTCTTCTGTATCATAATCCGGAGAAGAGTCGGTATCGGACTCGACTGGATGCAATCTTGGTGCGATATAACCCAATGTCATACCCTTGGCTACGAGGGCACTCGCGATTAGCTTGGCACCATAAGCCCCCGATTTTAAATCTGAAAAAATGAAATGTTTGAACATTTTCCCATGTTTCAATTGGTCTTCGGCATCTAATTCGTGGATTTTCCGCATTAATGCCGCTAATTTGGGCGAATGTGTAGGAATATCTCGGATTAATTGATTCGGTTTAAAATGAATATTATCGAACCGGTATTTTCCTCCTGATTTACTAAAATTCGATTTTTGTCTTACACAATTCGCACTATATTGGACGATGGTTTTATCATCGAGGAGTTTTTCTAAAGTACCTAAATCATTCATATATATAATGTCATATAAAAATCTTTCTTTGCATATGGTATAATGGCATCAACTTTTGCAGGATTCAATTTTAATATTGGTGGCGGAAAACCAACCAAATCTTTTCAAGGTATTTCGTCCGAACAAACGATTAATAACTATAAATCAAGCGAGGATGTAGCTATGCGTAAGGTTCTCGTAAAGAGTTGGAATAACCCTTATGCGTCGGGGACATTCAATGGACGCAGTCGTATCATTACGCCATTCCGCGCAGTAAATAATTCCGGCGATTTCTTGGCTAGGCCAAATTACCAATGTGGCGGTCCGAATCCAACACAGAAATCACGCAGTTTCTATCAGGGTCGTATTGGAAAAATGATTAGCAATTGCGACGGAACGAATATTCCTGCATCATCGTGTAATGCAAAATTCGTATCTGATTCGTCGGATTATACCAAATTTAAAAAACAGATGGCATGCGGAAAGAACTATAATGACCTCAAATTTGGCGGAGACCAGAGCAATGCATCCTACCATGCGCAAGTCATGGCAAATAGATAGATAAAATTGATTTCATATAGAATTAATTCTATATGATAATAAAAACCATGTCATACGAACGAAACCAGCAAATTGAATCCGCACTATCTGTTAACTTCATAGAAGATTTATCCGCCCAGCGGATGGAAACCATCGACGGTGACGCCATGTCTAGATTCGCCTACGATATTATCGGGGCCATGAAATCCCCGCCTTTATATACCAAAGAAACATATTTATGGGATGGTATCGACGAATTCGGCCCGGAAAATATTATATATGACCTATACGTGATAATCGATAAATCGGAATTCGCGGAACAACCTTTATATGAATACCGCCATTATAATATAGAATATTATGACCGCGGAATCGATCTCTCGTGTATCAAATATCATTTAGAGAAAACCGAATATCATAATCTATATGACCCCGAATTATTTACCTCGTAATAACATATATGATATCCCTATTCCCGAACCAGTATCCTAGATATAATCAACTATTTACGCGCCAGACGATTCAAAATTCGGTTTTAAAATCGAGAAACGCCATGCCTTTGAAAGACATGACATCTACCGATGATTCCGATTTTTCTATCGACCGTTATAAATATAATAGAATAAATCAAACCATACCGCAAAATCAAAAACCCGTTACTCATACGGGTCTGGATGGAAACAGTTATAAAAACACAGTATTATCAGATAAGAAAGATTATAAG